GCAAAAATGCATAAACTGACCAAGGGTGGACAAACCATATTCCCGGCTACCATCTATGATGCTGTGGTCAACCCCAAAACACGCAAGAATCTTACAGCAGAACTTTCCGAATTAGAAATTGAAATCAATGGATATGTTTTTAAATTATCTGAATTTGAAATCGGACAATGGACGGGTACGGGACAATCCATTCATCCTAATTCCACAGAAGGTTACTTAAGATTTAAACAAGCTTTAAACGTTGATATTCCAACTGGATTTGTGATAAGTGTCATAGATACCAATCACAATCAAGTCAGACTTGCCGATTTGGGCTTGGTTGTTAAGTTTACAAATGCCGAAGGTGATCATGTTGAATCAGGATACGCTGATAGTGGGTATCAAATACAGGTTCAAGGTACTGCGAAATATATGTATATACATGCTTCAACCGAAAAGATAAGTGCCGTTTCCGGATATAGTATTCTGGGATTGTATTACAAACCTGTAATTGATTATGTAAAAGGAACCTATACAGAAATAGCTAAGGCTAAGGAAATGTCCAGAGAGGCCAAGGAGATTGCAAATAACACATCAAATGAACTCAAGTCTCTTTCGGAAGGTGTGGAATTGCCTTATTTGCCTTGCAATACTCTTGAAATATTGCTCAAACATGCTTATGTGGGTAATACGTTGGGAGACAATCCTATCTCCAATGCCACAAATAACGCTTATAGCAGGATTGATGTATCCAGCATAGAGAACGGTACACTTCTTTATCTGAAAAATGCGGAAGATGCAAATATTTTCATGGGAACATGGAAATTCTTTGGCTCTGATGGCAACCAGATTACTGCTACGGTAAGTGGAACATCAGGAAAGGACAGGGGGTATCTTAAACCGGATGGTGCTACAGTATTAGGACTACATATAGGTATAGCTTCAATAACAGAGGATAATCAGGAACAATGGATGAAATCTTTAAAAATATATGGTATTCCCTATATTCAGACCGGGCTTAAAGGTCAGATATCCGAACTGGATCAGAAAGTTGAGAAAAACAGGGATGAGACCGAAGCCAATATCAAGGATTTGAATGAAAGGTTGGAATCTATGGAACATAAAGATCAGTCCTATAAAGAAGCGCTGAAAGTTCTTTTTATCGGATCATCCTTCGGTGTGGATACAGTCAGAGAAGTGGGTAACATTTGTGCTTCATTTGGCAAAAATGTAATTTTGGGAAATGCTTATATAGGTGCAGCCACTTTAGATGTTTTTTTGAAAAGGTTTCAAGGAAATAAGGGAGTTACGTATTATAAATGGAAATATCAGGCAACGACATGGGAACAATATAACGGTACGACAGGGAAATGGTCCAGCGAGCCTGATTCTGATATAACGGATGAAGGGGAACCTGCACCGGCAAATGACACAGTCTTGATGGACTGGTTGTTGGCAGATGAAGCGTGGGACTTCATCGTTATGCAAAACGGGGCTTATCAATCCCCTTATGAGGACCAATCCTCTTTTTGGGAAAAAGGAGAAGATGGACAAATAACAAGGAACATAGTACAAGAATTGATCGGCTTGTGTAAAAAAGCCTGTCTCTATAGTAATCCTATATTCTGTATGAACATGACTTGGGCGTTCAGCATTTATCATACAATCTCCGAGTCGCACGGCCCCAATGGTGCAGATGATGATCACTGGTTGAGTTATGGAAACAACCAAAAGGAAAGACAATTGGGTATGTGGCGTAATATTGCCAAAAACTACAAGGACTGCATATCCAATTGCCCGGATGTCAAATTCATCATTCCATCCGGAACAGCGGTTCAGAATGCAAGAACTGTCACACAACTAAGACAGTCTACAAATTATGCTTCCGCTTCACCTGCAATCCCAACTATTCAGGAGGCTGAAACTATTACCGATTTGACTACCGTTTCTGATACTTATCCGTTTATGAACAACGTGGCGAACTGGACGAACAAGAATGACTTTACTCGTGATACCATTCATGCGGATTTTGGCATAACAAGATATTTGGTTGCCGCAACTTTATTCCAGTCGTTTATGGCGAAAATATACAATCTTGATATCGCAAACTGTAGCTATAGAATATCTCAAGGAGGAGGAGATTACAGGGAACAATTGTGTACGTCTGTAGATGAGGAGAACTTTGCATTGATAATACGCGCTGTCAAAGCGGCTGTAGGCAACCCTTTTGAAATTACAACCCTGGTAGAGTAACCCGGAAAGTTATCAGTAACACTCAAAATATATATTATGATACGAGACCTAATCATCAGAATAATGAATCATCTGTCCGTTGAAGTGCATCCGGATGCGAAATGGTTCTAGAATGTAAAAGGGTGCACTCTTCAAGAGAGTCATCCTTTAAATAGTCGTTGCTTTTTAAAGTCATTTATCGAAAAGGTTTGCAT